GACTAGATCTTGGAATGTCCAGTTACTTGGATTATCATCAACACCTTGTCCAGATTGAATAGGCCACACAGAAATACCAGCACCATCACCAACAGTAACACTAAAGTTAACAGTTGCTGTTGGTGTTGCCGATGATGTGCCTCTCAACTGAACATACTGACCATTACTTACAGTCAGGTTGTTGCCCCATCCAGATGAAATATTATTGAGAACTTCATATCCACTAGCATTAGTAAATGTAGTGTTGAAGTTAGATACTGCAATCTCGGCACCATTGTCAACACTAATGGTGGCAGCAGTAGTTAGTCCTAGAATTTGTGCAACATCACTGTATACAAGAACACCAAGTGGTAGATTGTTTAGTGAACCAAAGTCTGGTGGTGGGTTTGGTGTGTTGACTGGGATTGCACCAGTCGTAATGTTCCAGGTAGCAGAACCTGTTCCAACAGTAACAACAACATTCTTTGAATCTGATGGCGCAGCAGAAGATACCAGTCTTACCTGAATCTGATCGTTGTTAGATACAGTATTGTTTAGTGCTCGCTGCCATGCACCCCACGCACCATAACTGCTGGATCCTTCGTTGTATATTCTCAGACGATAGGACCAGTCGTTCTCATCAATAACATTGGAACTAACAATCAATGGTGCCTGTGTTCCAGGATCAAGACCAGTGATTGTAATAACTTCTTCGCCTTCTCTTAGTGGATCGGGTTCACCTGCCTGTCCTGTATATGCAACACCATTGTCGGGATCTGTGGTTGCTGCATATGTGTAAAGAACGTCAGGTTCTGCGTCATCAATATCTCTAAGGAAGAACGGATCAGGTTCAAAGTCCTCAAGCTTAGTCTCAATAACCCAGAAAACAGTAAGCTCGCCAATCTGAATCTCAACTTGAGTGATGTCGTTGAATAGAGGGGGAGCTTCGTAACGAAACTGGATAGACTGTCCCTCTTCAACATACAGCGGACTGGCACTAAACTGATATGGCATCTGATGTTAAGATTTTATCCCGTTAAGTATTTAGGTTAGATTTGACGAACGTCATTCCAGTTAGTTTCTATGTCTGGATCATCATCATCGAATCTAACTTGGATGGGGAAGTTAGATTTGATCTCTGCTGCAACTTCAATGTCAGTAACGACAATAGGATCACTAATAACTAGTGATTCGTCAGGTGCTGCAACCTGATCAAGTGGTAGTTCTTCCAGATTATCTGGAATAGTAATGTTATCAGGTGCCTCGTCAATAATAACACCAATAGCAGTATTGCTAGAAACTGATCCACCTGCACCACCAGCAACAGCAGTAAATGAGATAGCAAATGTTCCATGCAGTGTCCAAGGAATAGCGAATGTTGCTGTGTTGGTTACTGCTGCACCAGACTCATCTGATGCTGTTCCTGGCAGAGAAATATTTTGTGTAACGTTTACAAAGTTACCTGTGTTTGGATCTCTCTGTTGGTAGAGAGCACTGATACTCACACCACCAGTTGCATATCTGTATGTGATAGGAATTGATAGCGAGTCACCATAATTAATTTGTAATGGAGCACTATATGATATCTCTGGTGGTTGATTTACAACAATAGTAACACCATCAGTATCTGATCCCCCAAGACCACTAGCTGACAAAGTATATGTGGTGGTTACAGTAGGATTGACATTTGTATTACTTGTCAGCAAAACATTACCAATACCTTGGTCAATTGATGCTGAAGATGCATCACCAGTGACAACCCAATCTAAGTTTGCAGTCTGTCCTCTAGTAATAGATGCAGAGACATCTTGTCCATTAGATCTCAAGTTAGCAACAACTGGTTGGTATACAGTAAGAAGTGCAAACGCTTCATCATTACCTGCTTGACCAATAGCAGTTAGTTTATACTGTGTGGTTGCGTTTGGAGAAACATTTCTAGTATCTACAGCAGAGACATTACCAATTCCTGCATTAATATTTTGAGACTCAGAATCTGTTACACTCCACGATAGAGTTGCACTTTGACCAGCAATGATACTTGATTTGTCTAACTGGAAATAGTTAATCTCAGCAACTTTTAAATTATATTGTAGTGATCCGAATCCATTACCACTGACACCACCCTGTGCGATTAAGTTCACAACACTAGCATTATAGCGAGAACTTCCTCCGCCGCCACCGCCTCCACCATACTGACAGTCTTGACCAGGACCAGCACCACCGCCACCAGTGTGACCGCCACCGCCGCCTCCACCACCGCCGCCGTCTCCGCCACCTTTGTTACCACCAGCACCACCATTTGCTAGACCAGGGTTGCCGTTGGAAAAACCACCAGCAGATCCACCATTGCCTCCAGGACGTTGAGCACCACCACATGAGTAGGATCCTCCTCCTCCACCACCACCGCCACCAGCGGTGACTACGCGAGCACCAGCTAGACGGAAGACAGATGCTGCTCCACCACCACCAGCACAACCAGACCACCCACTAGTGCCATCATCACCACCTTTGCCACCTCTACCAGTAGATCTGCCTGCTAGGTTACCACCAGGACCACCAACAGCAGCACCAGATCCACCAGGACCATTAGATCCTACAGCACCAATATATGCTTCCCAGTTTCTATCTGAGGATGATGATGGGATAGAAAATGTTCCAAACCTACCATTACCTGCGGCACCACCAGGACCACCAGCGTCGAATCCTCCAGATCCTCCCCTAGCGCCGCCAATTTGCATGGTGATATTCTGAGCACCACCAGGAATAGTTCCTGATGATCCACCAAAAGCAAAAGAGACAGTTACAGTTGATTGTGCCATTAGATTTGTTGAACGTCTTTCCAGTTAGTTTCTATGTCTGGATCATCATCGTCAAATCTAACTTGAATTGGTTTGTTAGATCTGATTTCTACTGGTATATCTATGCCAGTAATTACAATAGGATCACTAACGACTGTTTCTGGATCAGGTGCTTCAACTTGATCCTCTGGCAATTCATCTAAGTTCTCAGGAATAGTGATATTGTCAGGTAGTTGGTCAATGTTAACATTAATAGTTTCACTTTGAGTTACAACACCACCATCACCAGATGCACTGAAAGTAACAATAATAAGGTTAGGACCAAAATCAGTCCAAGGAACTACTGTTGATAGATCTTGAGTTACCTCACCAGGACTAACAGAATCAGCATTAGTAGATCCATTGACAACTGCTGTGTCTGTTGATCCATCAAGATAATTGAAAATATATGATGCACTTACACCACTATTTGCATACTCTGTAGTGACATTAGCAGTAAAGGTTCCATTGTAATCAATACCTATTGGAACACTGTTAGTTAATGTTGGTCTTTGATATACAGTAACAGTAGCAGAATCACTATCAGATCCACCAGGACCAGAAGCAGATAATGTGTATGTGGTTGTTGCATTAGGACTTACATTTCTACTAGAAGATAGCAGAACAGCACCATTACCTTGATCAAGTGATGCTGAAGTTGCGTCTCCAGAAGTAACCCAAGTTAGTTGAGAAATTCCTCCAGCAATAATAGCAGCTGGAACAGCAGAAATACTGACACTGACAGGTTGATATACTGTTAGAGTGACACTATCAGTAATTGTTCCACCAGCACCAGATACAGTAAGAGTATAGATCGTAGTAGTGCTTGGACTAACTGTTTGAGATCCAGAAGTTCCAACACCACCTATATTTGAAACTGAAACCGAACTAATATATCCACTAGAAGACCAACTTACAACTGCAGAGTCTTGTCCAGCAATGATGCTAGACTTATTGATCGAGATGCTTCCTGATGGTGCTGGTGGTTGATTTGGTGCATCAATTGTGAATGCAATAGCATATGGGTTTGTTGCATAGTTAGATCCAGAACCATTACGAACTGTTCCAGAAACTGTCTGATTTCCAGCATTAGCAAAGAAAGTTGTAGTAGCTTCACTGTTAAATCCAGAGACACCACAGTTATTACCTGCAACTCTAAGAGATCCAGCATTATCACATGATGCTTTGACTGTATAGTTTCCAGGCCATGGAAAGTTTACAGTAACACTGAAACTAAACGTGACACCTACATATGCATCACCTTCTCCAGTTCCTGGCGTAAATCGTCTGCCATAAGTATTCATCAAGGTGCCCCAGGCACCATTGGTATATCCTCCGTATGAGTTTGGAAGACTATTACTGGTGTATATAATTGCCATTAAATTTGCCTAACGTCGTTCCAACTGGTTTCTAGATTGGGATCATCATTATCAAACCTAACTTGAATTGGTTTATCAGATTTGATTTCTACTGGAATATCTATATCATCAATCACAATAGGATCACTAAGAACAATATCAAGCTCAGGTGCTTCTACATCGTCTGATGGTATTTGATCTCTAGAGTCTTGGATGTTAAACAGATCAGGTAACTGATCAATCTCTACATTAACAGTAACTGCTGAAGCAAATACTGTTCCACCACAACCAGAAGCAAACAATTGATATACAATACGTTCTGGTCCAAAATTATCCCATGGAACATTTGAATTGAAGGTTACAGTTTCGGTAGTATTATCTTCGTCCGATGCACTTGTTCCTATATTACGAGTTTCAGATGATGTAACACCTTCGACATTAGTATATGTAATAGTCACACCTGCTCCACTACTAGCATTACTAAAAGTAACATCTACAGTAAAATCTTCTCCATAATCTAGATTGACTGGGAAGTTACCACTAACTGTTGGTATCTGACATACTTTAACATCTACAAAATCTTCATCAAATCCACCAGGACCATTAGCAGTTAAAGTATACCTTGTAGTTACGTTTGGTGATATGTTTGCATTACTTGCTAACAGAACATCACCATTTGCTGTGATAGCAGGAGAGATTTGTGCATCTGTAGCATCACCAGTGACTGTCCATTGTAGATTTGTTTGTTGTCCTACAGTGATAGGATTAGGGACAGCAATTATATTTGCAACTGTCGGTTCATATACAGTGAGGAGAACTGATTTTGATGTCTGTGACCCCTGAGCACCCCCGAAATTTTTTGCTGTTATAGTATAATTACGACTGATATTTGGATTGACAATAATACTACCTGTCCCTACACCATTCTCATCAAATGCTGTGAGTGGTAGCACATTACCAATACCCTCATTGATATCAATGTCAGTGATACTGACACCTTGAACTGTCCAAGACAATGTTGATTGTCCAGGTCTGATGTATGATGTTGGGGTTGCAGTAAATGTAACTGTAGGTGGCGGTGGTGGTAGAACTGTAACTGTAATTACTCTAATACTATTTCCTACTGGTCCTACTGCTGTTAATTGATAATTTGTAGTTGCTGCTGGACTTACAGTAACAGTTCCAGAAGGATCAGCAACAGCACCAACACCACTAATGTTAGCACTAGTAGTGTCTCCAAATACAATCCATGATAACGTAGCAGATCCACCATAAGGAATGGTTACACTATTCTGTTCGTTAAAATTAGTTAGAAAGTTTGGATCAGTAGAGAATGATGCACTCGGTAGAAAATATTCATTATGTCCAGGAATCCACCTCTCACCACTATTACTAGTTTCTAGAATAATATTGATACCAGCATTAGTGCATCGTTCAACAAAATATTCATAGGATGCTCGAACGGTATTATATACCATCGAACCAGAAATATCCAACCACACAGATACATAAGATCCTGGTGGTTGTGATGCCATATTTGTAATAGCAAACCAATCAGATCTTGAAGAGACATTACCATTATCTCTGTTGACAGTAAAAGTTCCCCCGCCAACCTGACCGTTAGCAAGAGAATCATTCAAGAAATTATTTGGTCTGTTTAGATCACCAAAATTCCATCTGCTACCTGCTGGTTGCAGCAACCAAAACTCACGACCAGTGCCATTATTATTAGGAAAGTTTGCTCTAAAATTATTCCAATCGTTAGTGTGTGTAGATACTGATGGAGATGATTCGTCAATGATCGAAATACATTGAGTCCTTGGAACTACCATATCTCAACCCCTTAGATTTTGATGATGTATGTGACAATAATAAAGGGAGTAACTACAGCATCTAGTTTATTGATATTTTCTACAGATACATTCAATGTCGTGTTGACATTATCTGCAGGGATGTCAAATGGTTGGTGCTGATATTGAAAGTTGTGGATATACTGTGTTGGTTTTGTAATTCTATGAGTGTGTGACGATAGTGCTGTGGTGTTTGCTTCACTCTGTTCCAGAGCATTACCTGCTCCAGAGTTACCACTAGCATTACCACCATCTTTACCATCACCACCAACAGCATGGTTAGTAGTATAGTTCAGATAGTTTGTGTTTGCATTGTGAGCATGACCTTGGAAGTTCTCAATGTCCAGGAATGCTGCCTGCGATGTAGTCTCGAATTGATACTTAGGACTAGATCTAAAATCATATGATGTCTCTACTGGTAGTCCACGGAAGTTACCAATAAAGTCACACGTCAACTGTGTTCCTTCATTACATACAACCTCAACAGCAGGTCCAACTCTAGTCTCTTCAGTGTCACCAACAAATGTATTCAGATAGTCACCAACTGATCTAGATGGAATGATAACTTTAGATCCAAGATCAGGTAGTTGGAACTGTCCTAGATCTCCTGTGTCTTGATCTGCTTCTCTAAGATCTACATTAGACTTTCTAAACTTAGAGTTCTGACCTACACCTAAGATTTGTGATAGTGCAACGAAGTCTGCTGCATTTCTAACAGATCCATCGCACTTCAAATAACCAGCAGGAACATACTCCTGAAAGTTTGCTCCGTTAGGATCATTGAGGTTTGCAAGATATGGTGTTGAGTGGACCTGAATAGATCCAATGTAACCACCATAGTGTGACCTAACCTTAGTATAGTTGTTGTTGACTGCCATCTTAGTATGCTCTGATTACATATACTGAAGTCATTCCAGGTTGAGTCGTGTTGAAGTTAATCTGGAATACACCAACGTTCCTTGCATTATCTAGGTTCAAGTTACTTGCTGGTGCAGTAACATATACGTTTAAACTATTTAATGGTCTTAGACCAGAGAGATCAAATGTTACATCAAACTCGTCATGAGTGTGTGAAAGAATGATGTCTCTCGATGCAGCAACACCAGCTGTTGTTCTAGTGAAGTCCCAACCTGCATTACTATTAAAAGTATCGTAGGTATTGAATGCTGAAGGATCTGCTAGGGGATCATTCTGTCCATCACCTTCATATTGTAGAAGATCTGGATACCAGTTAGTCAAACCATTACTGAACTGTGTTACCTGTTCACCATTCTGAGCATAGTCTACTGCTTCTCTTCCTCCAGGACCTTTGTTGAATCCTGCAATACCACCAGACAACGCACCTTTCTTTAGACCAACACCTTCATTGAATGTTCTATGTGTTAGTGGTTGCGTCAAGACTGATTTAATAGGAGTCCATGCAACGTTTCTTGGTGTCCAGTTAACTGGTGGGTTCTCTGCGTTAATACCAGCAACAACACGTCCTGGGACACCACCACCGAAACCAGATCTACCTCTATCCTGATCACCCATATTGAAGGAGAGTTCAAACTCGTTATCATCTGTGATGAAGATGTCACCGTCTGCAGTGTCAACCTGTGCGTCAAAGTTGAAGTTAATGTTTGACCATGGGATGACACCTTCGCCTGGTTGTGACTCGGGATCTTTTACAATAGTATCAATTCTACCACCATGACCGTGACCTTTGATGTGTCCTCTTCCTAGTTTTCTAGGACCAAAGAACATAACACGGTTACCCTGACCAGATCCTGTGACAATAGTATTTGCTTGTAGTTTACCACCGTAGTAGTATGAAATCTCTCCACTATCACCAGCAGGTGCTGTTGTTCTTTCGTTTAGTTCAAACACAACGTCAGTAGCAACGTCGTTAAATGCTGTAGGAACACCTGTGTCTGAGTTTACACCAATGAATGAACTAACTTCAGATACAGCAGTTGAATCTAGATCAAATACTCTACCAGTAGGAGATGATGGTCCAAGATAACTTTGCTCCATATCAACCAGAGGTCTGTTGATTAGAGCAGGAAGAACAATCTCTCCCTGATAGTCGGGGAACTCTCCACCAAATGTAGAGACAGATCCTTGTTCAACTGATGCTACAGTGATTAGGATGTCAGATCCACCACCAGAATTACCAGAAGGGATAGTTAGAACATCACTAACTTCGTAGTTAGCACCCTGTTGCAATCTTTGAACAGTAACTGATCCGCCAACACCATTAGGAGCACCACCACCTTGTGT